GTATATAGCACCTTCTGCTGAGGTAGGAAGCTTCTTAGATACTGACCCTAAGAGAATCAAAGCTAACTTTAATTTAGGATATGCTGATTGCTTAAGAAAGATTGAAGATAGGGTGACAATAGTTTGAAGGTAAGAGGTTATGAAGTTCCTATTAATATACAGCTAGAACTAGAGCCTTACCTAAACCATTTCAGAGATTACAGAATAAGAGGGGATAAGCTACAAGCTTGTTCCCCTTTTAGGTATGAGAAGCATCCTAGCTTTGCTGTTAATTTAGAAAATGGAACATGGATAGATTCTGGTAGTCCTACAGACTTATATCACAAAGGCAATTTTATATCCTTGTTAGCTTACCTAAGACAAGAGCAGTATCAAGATACAGAGGATTATATATTAGAAGCATACAATATACAGTTAGCAGAAATAGATAATCTGAAATTAAACATGAACTTAGCTTATGAACCTGTGAAAGAAGTAACTCATAACTGGTTAAGTGATTACAAATATCTTCATTACAGGCATCCTTATCTAGCAAGAAGGGGTATCACAGAAGATATACAGAGATTATTCTGTATAGGATATAGTAAGGAGCATGATGCAGTGGCTATGCCTTGGTTTAATACTGACAAGAGAGTAATCAATATAAAGTATAGAAGTACAAAGTATAAACAGTTTTTCTATGAACCAGAGGGATTATTAACTAGGAATTATGTCTATGGATTACCACAGTGTATATCCAAAGGATACAAAGATGTTGTTATTGTAGAATCAGAAATAGATTGTATGTATCTATGGAGTAATGGAATACCTGCTGTAGCTATGGGTCATGCAGGAATAAACAAAGTACAAGTTAACTTACTATTAAAAGCAGGAATAACCTCTGTTACAATAGCATCTGATAATGATGATGCAGGAAATAGATTCAGAGCAGACATGGAAAAGAAGTTGCCTAAGTTATTCACAGTATACTCACTGGATATACCTTATTGTTACAAAGATGTAAATGATATCCCACAAAGAGAATTGAAGGAATTGTACAAAAACAGGAGAAAATTAAAGATAAGCTTTATTAAAAGAGGGTAGTTAGCTGCTATCCTCTTTTTTAATGTGTGACAAATATATCTATTCTGCATATAATAATAATTGTAAGAGGTAATAAAAAAGTCACAAATAAGTGTCACAAAAAAATTACTTCTGAATAGTATATAGTATAAAGATTAAAAGAGAAAAGGAGTTTTGATTATGAAACAAGAAAAAATTATGAGAGTGAATGAATTAGCAGAGAGAATCCACAGGGGAGTACAAGTACAAAGAACATGGGAAGATTTATATGAGGAATTAAAAGAGTACAAAGGTCAAATGGTTAGTCACTATGCAAATAAATATAGCAGCTTTAATATATCAAGACATGACTTAGAAGAAGCTTTTGATATAGCACTTGTTAACTCAGTAAAGAAATACAAATTTAATGCAGATGATATAGAAGTTCCTCCATTCTTTTACTACTTCCAAACAGCAGCAAACACAGAATGTAAATCAGTATTAAGGTCAGCACAAGCAGGAGCAAAGAGAATCATGTGTGGTTATACTAGCTTCTCAGCACCTGCATCTACTACAAAAGATGGAGATTCTGTAGAGATAGGAGAAGCTATCCCAGATACATTCTCACTAGAGGATTCAGTAATTAGTTCAATAGAAACTTCACCTAAGATATTACAAGCACTATCTACATTAAAAGAAAAAGATGCAACTATAATTAAAATACAATATATGTATCCAGATAAGAAAGATAGGAAGTTAGCATTACAACAGTATCTTACTGGAGTTAAAGATGCAACAATCAGAAAGAATGTACAAAGAGCAAAAGAAAGATTTGCAAAAGCATTAGAGGAGGTGGGAGTAACATGCTAAAGAAAATAGAAGGACATTCACTTAACTCACCAGTTAAACAATTCTATTGTAAGAACTGTAAGATTACTACAGATGTAATCTACAAAGATGAAAAGGGTAATACCTATTGTGATAGATGTAAGCCAGTCACAAATACTGGAACAAAGCATATTAAATAGTATAAGAAGATGAGTAAAGATGCTCACAAATAAGAAATTAAAAAGAAAAGGAAGGTAGATAATATGAGTATGATTTCAAAGAGAGGACAAGAAGTTAAGGATGCAGTTAATAAGGACAACATTGATTTAAAGAAAGTGTTTATCAGATTAAAAGATGGTCAATCAGTAAGAGTTAGATTGTTAGGAGTTCAAGACTATGTTCAATACAAAGCACACTCAAATGGTTTTAACTTTGGTATATACACACAACCATGCTTAAAACCTACAGGAGTTGAATGTCCACTATGCAAAGCATATGAGTATGACAAAGAGCAATACAAAGACTTAAGACCAAGTAACAGATATCTAGTAGCTATGGCTGACTTAGATGAAGGTATGGTAAGAGTTTGGGATTGCAGTAAGAATCAGTTAAAGAATTTAATCTCACAAATAGAAGAATATGCAGAACAAATAGAAGATGAAAATGAAGAGATTATGTTCACATTCAAGAGAACTGGTACAAAAACTTCTACAACTTATACACTATCACCAATAATAGCAAAGAGAGCCAAGACTGAATTAGCAGAAGCTTATCACAGTTTTGATGACATGGAAGTTGAAGATAGTTTCTTTGAAGGATGCTTAGTTCCTAGAACAGAAGCAATTATAATGACTGCATTAAGACAGGCAGGTCTTCCAGTAGAGGATATATTCCCAGATTATGTATTTGAAGATGATGCAAACAACTTTGAACCACTAGAAAAGATAGATGAGGATGAGGACATGCCATTTTAATGTGTTGGAGTTACTCAGCTTATGAGTACCTCCTAAAGATTGGTACACACCTAGCTTATAAGTGCAATACCAAGTTTTGGTTGGTGATACCCTACCTTAGTGGGTATTGATTAAAGATAGAGAGCCTACCATTTGGTGGCTCTTTTTTGTATAGGAGGATTAATATGAGTTTAGTTAGTAGAACAGATGCACTAGCAGTAAGACAGTCAATAAAGAAAAGTAACAGTTACTATGGTAGTATTGCTAGTGCATTTTATGTAATGATGAATAACTTCCACAGCTTAGATAATGTGTGGGAGGACTATGGGATAGAAAGGCTTTTGTTAAGGCAGCAGCAGCTAGAGGTAGAAGGTATTAAAAACAGAGAACCTAGAAGAACAGACATTGTAGTGTTCAATCCTAGTTCAGCAGGTAAGTGTCCTAGAGAATTGTTTTACAAGAACACTACAATAGTTCCAGAAGGTTTGAATTTGTATCCTTATAATAAAAGGTGGAGTAGTAATGGTACAGCAGTACACTCCAGAATACAAAGAGATTTATTGTATGCAGAGAAACTACTAGAAGATAATCCTTTTAGAGTTGCTAAAGCTATAGATGTATTAGGAGATAGATGCAGGAAGGATAGAGCAAACTTACCTGCATGGGAAAGTAATATCCTTAACACTGTAGAGTTTACACACAATGGTCAGCACTTTGGTATCAGAGGTATGGCAGATGGATTCTTGTGGTATAATAGTCAGCTTGTAAACTTAGAGATTAAAACAAAGTCAACTACTGTAGCAGCAGTAGGAACTTACAAGATGAAAGAACCTATGCACCACCATGTAATGCAGTGTATATGTTACTCCTTATTATTTGATGGTGACCCTTATGAGGATAGAACTGATGTATCCATATTATTCTATGAATCTCTTGCTAAAGATGAATGGAGTAAAGGAGCAGAAGCTAGACCAGATATCAGAGCATTTCAAATTAATGTAACAAAAGATATGAGGGTAGCTTTACTTGATAAGTTTGCTATGGTTACAGAGCATGTTAACAGTGGTGAAGTACCTATAGCAGATACTAGCAAGTGTTTATTCTGTCCTTACAAGAGTACCTGTGGAGGTGAAGAATAGTGCTAATACTAGCATTAGATTTATCTCTTAATTGTACAGGATATTCTGTATTAAAGTATGAAGATAAGAAGATAACTATTGTAGAGAAGGGCATTATAAACAACAAGAAGATACCTACAAAGTTAGTAGGTAAGAAGCTACTACAGATAGAAGAAGTATTAACAGGTTTATTCAGCAGATATCTATTCCAAGTAATTGTAAAGGAAGCATCCTTTAATACAGGAAAGATTAAATCAACACAAAGAACTTTTGAAGTATTAGGAGTTGTCCTTGAAACTTGTTACAAAAATGGTTATACAGATATACAGGAGGTAGCTGCTGTTACTGTTAAGAAACTTGTAGGTGGCAATGGTAAATGTACAAAGGAAGAAGTTAAAGATGCTTTGTACAGCTATGTTGGTTATCAACAGTATCAAACAGAAGATGTATCAGATGCAACAGCAGTTGGTGTAGCCTAT